CCATTTCAAACTTGATGTTCTGCGGCAGATCATAAGCAGACACACCCTGTTGACGCATAATTTCGGCAATACCCGTGTACTGGTATACATCATTCCAGATCATTCCATCAACCCGATTTATCCAGTCTAGCTTTATTTCAGCGGAGTATTTATTCGGCTTCAGATCATCTACGCGGGCGATTATCTCACTGATTTTCATACAAACCACCTCAACATAAGAGTACAATACCGATGTGCCAGGAATGGTCAAATAAAAAAGGAGTTCCAAAAGAAACTCCTCCACAATATGTACCTATTGCGAACTAACTACCCCTCAAAATCTACCGCGGAGTATTTGATTTCAGTCCAAGCCATATCACAGCCTCCTTATCTGAACCTCGGTGCATATACACGCCTATGAGGGTTATTTGCCCTTCTTATGTTCCTGTTTGCGAGTTCCGCATCAGCAACAGAATTAGCCATTAACTCACCGGATCTGTCGGGATCCATTTTCCTTATTGCCTTTGCCGCAATGTATTCAGCTATGGCCTTGAAATATGCCGGGTCTATCGTTATGTCGTCGTTCATCGAATTAACGGCCGGCTGGTTGAACAGTTCGTAAACGGTGTATGTATCCATGACGGCAAACTTGATTTCTCTTTTGCTGTCATTGCCTCGTACTTCATAAAACGAATAATAATTGCCGTGCGATGTAAGAACGCGCTCTATTTTGAGGCATCCTTCCGTCAGCGGATACCACCTGGTATTATCATCACATGCAATAGTCTGTGTACGCCGGACTTTTGCCGTATCGTACAGCATTGCAAGGTCATGTATCGCATCGTTGTAGTGATGCAAAAAGTCCCGGTCCGATATAGGGGTTTGTGCATATTCAATTACTTTGTTCAGTAAATCTCTCAGACCCATCTCGTTGTATAGGCTCCTTAATCCCATGTTTCTTTGTCAGAATGACGCATGCAGTATGTAAACAATTCTTTGGTTTTTATCCTTCTTTCGTCCTCTATAGCTTCTCTTTGAGCCTTAGCTAATCTGGCGTTATGTTCCTCTAAGTCCTGCCGTACACGTTTCACGTCCCTTGAATACAGAGCATACTCTATTGCCCGTGAATCAAGCCCGTCAAAGGGTAATGTCAGTTCAAGCGTGTGCATATATCTGCAAAGCCTGTGTATCTCATATTTCTGTGTTCTCGGGTTAAACATAACGATGAAGTCGGGATTTACCTCCTGCCGAATCCGGCGAGGTATATCATGCACGTTATCCTCGACGTATATCAAATCTCTGCTCATTCTTCCTGAGTTTTTCAGGTACTCGATTTCATCCCTGATCCATATATCGTAGTTCCGAGTTGTCATATTTCCCTCCCATGAAAATGAANCAGGGAAGGGGAAGNGNCTTTCCCCTTCCCCATCTCGCTGTGGGTCGTGATGTCATCAGCTAAACAGGTTGCTTGCCGTTGTCAATGTTGACAATCTCAGCCTGTCCGCCCGGATGGTCGCAGATAAGCTCGCAATACTTGATAAGTACAGCTGTCCACATCGCAAAGCCGGATACCCACTTGAGGATTTTGCCATCCTCGTCGAGCCAGCTCCAATCGCCGCCGTCCAGCGTGTGCATCTTCCACTGGGTCGTGTCGAGCAGTTTCAGGCAACCGGGCTTGACGAACCTGTCTTTCACCATCGGTCTGCCGGCAACCGACAGCGATTTGTAGCCGCCTTCGAGTGTAGTCGTGTTGACGCTTCTCTTGGTTTGTTCAAGGTACTTGTAGTATTCGGATTCGACGGCCGGGTTGGCGATAAGCAGGTTGATATTGCTGCCACGATATTCCTCAACAAAGTTTATCGTGTCAACAATCGTCTGATCGTCGATTGCGCTGTCCTGCAGGTCATGACGGTAAGGCACAAGCCACGGATACTGCGACTTGTCCAGTCCGTACAGGCTGCCGCTCTGAGCGAATACAGCCTCCATACCAGTAAGTTCCTGGTTAAACGATCCCTGCTCGACAATCGCATGATCCGACGTGGTCGTTACGCCTGTCGTACCGTCAAGTACGATAGACTTCTGGTCGCCGATCCTGTTGACGGCTACTATCCTTCTCTGCGTTCCGTTCTGGATCGGAACACCGGTTTGAGCGTTAACTATGTCGATAATCATACCTTCGATAAGGTACTGGGTGGATTCAACGTTGACAACAACACTGTCGTTGGTCACGCCGCAACTCGTGCAAATCCCAGTACCGTTAAGGTACGACTGCCTGCCATATGTGAACCTGGCGCTCTTGAGCAGGCCGTCCTGTTCGGATTCCATTGCGGACAGGAAAGCCGCCTTACTGCTCCTCGAAGCCTTCATTACCTGGTCTGTGAACTTGATGACACCGCGGATGCTCTTTATGCCCGAAACGAACGGAGCATAGAGATTTCCGCCGGATATAGGCAACGCCTGGGTATCCGATCCGGAGCCGGTACCACCATTTACACCGTAAGGCGCAATTTTATACACGCGCCTGCCTCCCTCGATGTCCTTGGAGGTCTGCTCCACTTTTGCAAGGAATATGCCGGAACCGATATTGATCTGGTCTCTCATCGGTTCCTCGTATATGTCCTTCAATGCAGTATCAAAGGTCTGCATTGTTACCATACGCTCTCACTCCTTTTCCGACTTTACTAACTGCCAAAGATAAGGTCTGCGGCCATTTTGTGTATCTCGGACATTGGCTTGCCCTTGACACTTACAGGCGGATTTGCCGGTGCGCCGCTGTTACTGTTCCCGGCAATCGATTTAGGCACCTGGCTGTTTGCATTTTGAATACGTGCCAGGTACTCTTTAACGCCGTCCTCCTTGGCCGTCTTGAGTTGTGCATCAAGCTGCTCAATTTTTGCAGTGAACTCAGCTATTTTGGTGTCAAAAGCCTTGGCTTTGGCGTAGGAATAAGCATCTCTCAGCACTTTCTGAGGTTCTTTGCTGTCATGCAGATTATTCTCGACGATGTATTCTTTCATCGTGTCGATATAATCTACCATGTCAGGATTGGCAGCGCTGAGTTCTGCGACGGCGTTATTCCATTTTTCGAGGTTCATCTGTACCTCGGTGTGCTCCACCACGGGAGCCAGCTTGCTCTCCAAAGGCTTTATTTTGCTTTCGGCGACCGATTCGGCTATCTTAGCAAGCACGCTTTTCGGGTCCTCGTAAAACTTTTCAAGTAATTCTTCCGCGCTAAGATTCGCCAGATCGTCTTCAGCTTCGGATTGTGGCTGTTGCGGTGTTTGCAGCTTGGCTTCCAGACCGGCCTTTTCCTGATTAAGCTGGTCAATTGCCTTTTGCAGTTCAAGCAGGGTCTGACGGTCTCTCGTCCATGCTGACTGCATGCTCTGATAAGCCTTCACCAAATCATTCACGGAGTTGTATTTGTTCAGTATCTTTCCTTGCTGAGCCTGCTGGTCAGGGGTGTCCGGAGTTTCCTGATTCTGCCCGCCGTCCTGATCCTGTGACTGGTCCTGCACCTGATCCTGGGAATGGTCCTGAGCAGATTGGTCCGGAGCCTGATTTCGCGGGGTATCAGCCTTCTCCGGTGAGTTGGCTTTATCCCACAAATCCATCAACCTTTGGGTAGGATTTACCGGCGGATCCGACGATGCCTGCTGTGAAGAATCCGTCTGTGCCGGTTCTATCGAAGTTGCCTGCGTCTGGTCCTGCGCGGGTGCCATGTCGTGGGCCGCCGGTTCTCCTTCTGCAAACAACTGTAAATTAACGTGTTTTATCATGTGTAATTTATCCTCCTTTTGCGGGTGCCTTATCGGGCCGCAATTTAGTTCATCTTCATGGTACAATGGGTAACAGTGCAAAAAGGTCAAAATGTTTTCGGACAAAAAACAAGGCCGGTTTTTTAACCGACCTTTATGTTTTGATTTTCTTTAACACTTCGTTTCAGCGCCGCATCAAGTTGTACCTGCTGTATCAAATCTTCCGGTGTCAGTTCGATGCCCGCTTGTGCTGCCTGTTGTATCTTCCCGGCAATCGGAAGGTCTTTAAAGGGTATCGACTGATCGGGCTTCTCCTGCGCCTGTTGCGCTGCTGCCGCCGCTTTCTGCGCAATTGCTTCTTCATGCATCTTTACATGAGCATCAAACATAGCTGCAATTTCGGGATTGCTACGCTTGAATTCAATAAACGAAATGTCAAGCCTTACCCTGTCATGCTCTTGCTTATGCAGTTCGTGCAGGTCGTAATCTGCAAAATCAGGTTCAAACCCTTGCATAAGTTGTCTGTTCTCCCATTTCGCCTTCATTATGTGCAGGTCCTCGATGTCGGCTGTATCCTCCCAGTTACCGAGCCTCATCATCTGTATAACCTTGGCTCGTACTTTAGGATCAACGTCATTGGAGAACAGCTTGTACTGCAGCAGTTCCTTGATTATCTGTACCCTCTGTGACGGCGACTGCATGATTTCGTCCTCGCTGTCAACTATCACGTCGTCGCTTGTCAGGTCGGAGGAATACCACTCAATGAGGTCTACCTCGTTGTTTTCTCCGACATATCTTAAAAGCCTTGGCGCGTTCGGCGGGACGAACTGTTTGTAAAGCCGAAGGTCAATTTTCCATCCCTGAATAGCTGCGTTTTTAATGTTATCTGATGTCAGGGATATTCTCGAATCGTCGGCCTCTTTTAGTTGCTCCATTGCGTCACCGGATACCACACCGGTCGGCGGTAGCGATTGAGAAGCAAAGGGCGAAACACCGGAAATCATAGTAAACAGGTTTTCCAGTTTCGTTTCTTCTATATCAAATGCTGTCGTGCTTGCATTTAATTCAATGAATTCCGGGGGTTTACCGCCCCTGGGATACAGATGTATCTTACCGGGATAAAGCCCTTCCGCTTCGAGGTCCTCTACATCGACGGTGCCATCATCCTCGATAGCAAGATTGCCAATTGCAACACGGTTCAGAATTTCGTGTTTGCGGTTCTTGACAGCATTATACTTTCTTTGCACGGGTATAAGCCTTTCGACTATCGACACCGGCCAGAAGAATCCCGGCCTCTCTATACATATCTGCATCTCGAACGGGAATCCATAACTGCCGTTCTTACCGACGCGGTAAATGAATGGCTTCAGCTCGCACAATTTGTCTGCAACAACAATGATGTGAAGGCCCTGCGGATATTTCTTGCACGGCAGGTGCATGTATTCCTTCACAATTTCGCTGTTTTCGAGGGTTGTGTGAGTGAATTTGTATCCAGACGTGTTATATCCCAACCCGCAACCTATCTGCGACCGAACAAGTGTGAAAACATCGATCTTGCGACCGGGCACTTTTATGTCCCACTGTTCCCAGATTTCATCAACGGTCATAGGACGTGCATGGATAATGCTCCTGCAGCCCTCTATCCCATGTGCGAAATTGCTGTCAGGATATATCTCGAATGAGCTTACAATGTCTTTTTCTATATCTCCCTCATATATCGGGTTGCCGTTTTCATCTTCTCCGATGTATCTACCGGCATTGGGGTTCCATCTGTGTTTCAGGAAACAGCACCCGGNAAGTTCGCTCCACGCCGTCATCATTGATCTTTTGACTTGNATGTCAAGGTTTGAATCAAGTCCNNCCAGTATCTTTNTGCTGGTTTTGGCCGTCGCTATATCCCTTGTTTCGCTGCTTGCCGGGCGCACATAAGGAGTAGGCTTGATCTGTTTCAGTTTCGCAAGCCTTGTTTCATATATGGGAGCAATCTGGTTAAAGACTTCCATCTCCTGATAATCAAATGCTTTGTCCTGCTGATACAGTGTACCTCTTACGAGGTCTATGTCGCAGTATTGGTTGCCGTTCAGGAAATTTATNTTAAGCATCCACTGAAGTTCAAAGTCACGCTTCATCTTGCGCCTTCTTTCAAATTCGTCATTAACGAATTTGACAGCTTCCTCCTGCGTTTTGAACGGCATGAATCCGTTATCAGGAGCTTGTGATTGATCGTCCTGCTGTTCAGGTTTTCCCATATTCAGTTTATCTTTTATGAAGTCCACAACCGCTCCCATAACGCACCTCCGTTATTCGCCCCGTCTTTTCAGTTCGTCCGATGTCCTTTTACGAATGACATTTGGTACTGTCCGTTGCTTTTCCATCCGGTAATCTCTCAGGTCCTTCGCCATGATGCGGTTATACAGGTCCTGCCTTTCCTGCTTGTGTATAATGTTTTGAACAACGATTATACCTATAAGAAGGACTATAATCACCAATAATGACAATGTTTTTTGATCCATAGACTACCTCGTTATATCTGCGATAGCCTCAATAAGAAGATCGCAGTTATAGGTTTTCTTTGTTTCTTTTCCTTCCAGCTGGTCATATGCAGCTGTACTTTTTACTGTACATTCACAAACGATTACAACCTTATCTCCGGCCTTATATTTACTAATCGTTGAAAGGTCTTTTTCGTTCAAATACAGCATTGGCCTCGGATCATACACAGGTATAGGCACATCATTGTCCTTTTTGTTCTTCAACTTTTTAGGTTCTTCCAGTTTCTGAATATTGAGTTTTCCTATGTTATCAAGCGCTTTTTCTATAGCAGATTTCATTTCTTCTGCGCCTCCCTGATCTTTTTAATAAGCTCGGCAGTTTTCATTGTCGTGTATCTGCCCTCAATGTTAAGCTGTTTTGCCAGATCATATAATTCCTGCCTGCTCATTGCCTCCAAATCATCATTTACCTCTGATGTACCGGTACCGGATATGCCGGTATCAGACTGTTCATCGGCCTGTTCTTCTGACTGCTTGCTTGTTTCTGCAAGGATAGTCAATCTCCTGACTTCTGCTTCGCATGCTTCAAGTTCCATTTGCAGTTTTTCAATTACTGCATCTTTCGCTTCAAGCTGCTTTATCAGATCATCATTCGGTTCACTGGCGATCCCGAGGTACTTTTGGCCCTGTTTGATAATTTCCTTCAGATGCTCCACGCTACAGATAAGCCTCATGGCCGGGGGAGTACCTTTTTCGTAAATCCACACATTGTCGTCCGATGCTGTCCTTGTGCAGAAGTCGTCCCTTATGCCTTTTCGTGGATATTTTTCAATGATTATCATGCTTTGCACATCCTCCTATCTTCGATTTTTTCGCGCTGATCTTCGCCATAAGCGCTCACGGTAACGCTCTATTTCGTTTTTCTCGGACTTAAGCGCCCGAGATTTCTTTGCGTGATATGCGCAAATGCCATATGTAAGCGCATCGTACTGGTGGTCGTCAATATCGAGCACCACTTCAGGATCGTCCGGGTCTTTTATAAGTTCAGGCATCTTCTCTATAAGCGTCTTGCATGTGTTAAATATCTGTAACCTGGCAGTTTTCTTCCCGGGTCTGAATGGATCATCATACGGCGTCAGATATTCATGCAAAATCGCTTTCCTGAACTTTCTGTTTTTGACACCCTGGATGAACCCGCCCGGAAGCCCGCCTTCAATATAGTGGTCTACCAGCGTCTTACCCTGTACATCCCTAACATGTGTGTGGAAAGCATCATGACCGGCGACGATAAACTGGTACCTTTCCATCAGTTCATTGCCCTGGTCGTTGAATGTGGTAGATTTTTCAACGACCTTTTGAGCCTGTGCTTTATATGTCAGCTTCGTGGTCCGGTCCTCTTTATCGCGGGTAAACTCACGATACACATACACTGTGCCCTGCTCGTCAACCGCGAACCAGTACCACGCGAACGGATCCTCGTATCCGTTGTCAACGGCCAGCCAGCGTTTCCAGTGCCGCGGTATATCGAATGGTTTGCAGACATGTATGTCGTAATCGAATTCCGGGAAAGCAGCATCCTCATTCAGTTCCCAGCTACCAAACAGCAGCGCTTTCTTTTCCTTCTCCGGCAATTTCATCAGGTTTGTGATGTATTCCGGGTCGTCGCGCATCAGGAACTCGTTCTCCCATACGAGGGCCGGAATATAGCAGCGCGTTTCGTACTTTTCCTCGCCGGAGAACGGATCCCGGCCAATATATTCCTTGAACACCTTGCACGGTTCGCTAGTGCCGACCTTAAACAACTTTTTCAGGTACTTGTGCCCCTTACCGTCAGGGTTGCTGGACATTTTGATCTGTTTCGGGAAGTTGTTGGCACCCCTGCATCGTGACTGCATGTACCGGAGCCTGAATTCCGAGAACTCCGTCGCTTCGTCGAACCGGATAATGTCGTATTCTGCTGACTTGTAAATGCTTACTCTATCGTCGGTGTCAAGGTATCCGAACTCTATAATGCTGCCGTTGATGTGATACCAAGTCATGTCATTTTCGTTCCACTCGAACCGATCCGACGGGTAAAGCTCATGTGATTTACTTATCAAGGAACGTCTTAACTCCGGGAATGATTCACGGAGTATAAGCTGTCGTATTCCGGGATAGCGGTCAGCACAGATCATTGCGTCTATCAGTTGGGCGTATGATTTGCCCCCGCCTGCTGCGCCCTATTCAGCCTCCGAACAGCACTAACTTAGCATCGCACTGTATGAACAAGCCCTGCTTATATGTCACTTTGATTTCAACGTTTTTCGGTTTTGACAAGGCCGCTCTGCGCTTGAAACTAGTTTTTGCCATTCGGATTGACCACCCCCTTTAGCTAACCCATCTATCCATTTACATCATGCAACACCCCGGCCAACAAAAAGGTCAAAAAGCAAAAGCGGCTGCCGCATACATGCAGACAGCCACCTCCGGGAGAGATACTGCTATGCAGTTTTATTATGGCATACTTGGCATGTCAGGCGGTCAAATTGTGCAGCGTAGCCTTGCCCTTCTCAGTCAGCCACGCCCCGAACACAGAAAGGCCGGATTTTATGTACCCTTTCCGCTTCAATTCTTCAAGTTTTGCACGAACAGCCTTAGTTGAATACTTTGCACAGATTTCTTCCTGGAATTTGTCACGCACTCCACCATAAGGCATTGAGCAAAGTTTAAGGCAGTCGATTGTCTTATCCTTCATAGGTCCCTCCTGGTCATTTCTTCTTTTCTCTTTCGGGCTTCCAGCCCATTTTCCGCATCGTACCGTACACATAGGCATCTTTACGTTCGCCGGTCAAGCCCTTTTTCGTCGCTTCCCTCGCAAGTTTCCTTTCGAGTTCCTTCGGCACGGTATCACCTCCTTTTTCTCATAACTTCTCGATCTCCCTGTATGTTATCGCCCCAACACCCGGGCTTTCGCTCAGTTCGTTAAAATGCGCATTCTCATGTTGCGGATACATAAACTCAATCATTGCAAAATTCGCAACGTCGCAAAGGTATTCTGTGTTGCCTGTCTTTTTGTAGAGTTCAAGCCGTTTTTCAAGGTTTTGTATAGCATTGACCAACTTATTGCCGTAATTCTCCCTGACAGGTCCGTATTTATGGAATGACACAATCATGCGATTTTTGCGGAGCTGGTCAAAATGTTCCGAATACTCAGTTTTAAGGATTTGCTCATTTGTCAACTATACTCACCTCAAATCTTTCTGCCCCCACCCTGGCATAATACAAGAGATTGCACCCTCCTGCTCGTCGCAGGCACTCCATAATCTTTTTGTCAGCTGCCGCTGACCGCCCGCGCAATGCGAGCCCCAATATAACTAAAGCGGACAATAAAAACTAAAGCCGCTAGCGACCTGTTTCTCGTAAAGTTTTCAATACCTCCACCGCTTTATCAAGCATAAGCGGTATCATCTGCCTTTTNTCAGGGAATATTATCACGCACGGTACGCCNGGTTTCCCTTTTAGCCCGGCAAGTTTCTGTGCATATTCATCCCATACTTTGTAACTGCCAGATCGCAGCATGATGCGGAATTCGCCCATTAAATGGCGTTCCATGAAATAAGGATTATGTAAATGAGCTGAGGCTGCCACGTCACACGGCCCCTGCATCTCCATAATCCTTCTCATTGAGTTCTCCAGGTTGAGTGTTGATTCGTATTTGTACTTATGCCTGACTTTCCAGTGATATTCGCATTGTCCGAATTTTATGTACAAGTCGCCGCCATGCCATAGGTTTATCGCGTTGGTTATCTCGCACATAGCTGATACAAAGTCTTTGTCGCCTGTTTTCTTGTCCCANTCATCATGNCATCCTCTCACCAGTGCGATACAATTATCAGCCGTACGTTCCATCCGGCGTTTGACTAACAGGTCCTGCATGCCTGGCTGGATGATTTGTTCATACTGTGCGCCAGGGTGAATGTTGGCCTGATAATTATCCTTGTAGTCACCCATGCCGATCCAGTACAACCCGTCGGTATTGATTATCGTTTCCGTGTCCTCTTCGAGCCTGTCGTAGTCAACGCCAAGNCCGCCCTCGTGCCAGTCACCCCAGTGNGCTATTGCGACAGGTTTATCATCGTTTATTGTGAATGTTGCCTTGACTTGCTTGGTATTGAGTTTTGCCATTGCCTTCTGAAGTTCGTGTACCTTTTTTGCGTATTCGTCTATATCATCCGTCGTATACTCTTTCTTGTCCTCGAACGTTATCCTGCCCTTCTGACGTGTCAAGAATCGTTTGACGGCTTCATACCCTATCGCCTCAGGAAATTCACGGTTCAATACTTCCGTAATCTCCATGTTGGTCAGTTTGGGATTTTCTTTCTTGATCTCAATTGCTCTTTTGTGCCAATCCAATATACCACCCCTTCCGGGCAAAACAAAAAGCCGCCCATCTCGGACAGCTCCTTAATTATATTATATATCGCTGAATTTATTAGTCAAAAGCCCAAATGGACTTATTGGCCTTTTTTGGTCTTTTTGGCGGGGAATTTTACGAAATTACTTTTTTTATACGTTCGCAAGTGAAACTTATCATGTTTTTTATCTGTTCTCTGCTGCATTTCCTTTGTTTAGCCATAAACCTAATACTCATTCGTTCCCAAAAGTATTGCCTAACTAGTTCGTATTCTCCCCTTGATAGTTCATCCAGCGCTTTGTCTAACCATTTTTTTGTGTCGAGGAGGTTATTAATTTTTTTAATGCTTTTGTCTATTTCAGCTTGGTACCTATCTATGATTTTTTCCACCTGCTGATATGTCTGATCGCTTACACTTCCGTCGCGTGGCATACCGTCAACGCTTATTGATTTTAAAGGGTTTCGTGCTT